TGTTTGCAATCCCGCAATAAGATAATCGCAGTGATTCTTAGCCTCTGCCAACATTGCCACATGTCCGGCGTGAAGCATATCAAAAGTGGAAAAAGTAATGCCAATCTTAAGTCCTTTGTCCTTAAGTTCTCGAATTTTATTGAATATCATTAATTAGCTGGTTCTAGTTTTACATTTAAAGGGAAACCATTGTTGCGAGCAAGCAGTGTTGCTTCAACACCTTTTTGTTCGGCAATTTCATATGGTAAAGTGCTTACCACACTAGACCCTTCTTCGTGGATTTTCATTGTAATTTCTGTTGCTGTTTGTTCTGAGTGATGAAAAATGTTTTTTAGTGTTTCGATTACAAATTCCATTGTTGTAACACTGTCATTAAAGTAAATCACATTGTACAAACCCGGCGGCTGTACATTAGTTTTAACTTGAATTTTAGGTTTAACTACAATATCTGTTTTGCTCATAATTTTGTAGGTCGAAGTAGGGGGATGATCCCCCTACTGTTATTATATTACTTAGCGAATGTGATTGCAATCTTCTTGGCTTTCTGTTCTTCCGGAACAATATGTTCCAAACTGATTGCCAAAATACCATTAATCACAGTGGCACCTTTCACTTCCACGTTGTCTGCTAGGGTAAAGTGACGAGTGAAATTTCGAGCACTGATACCTCTGTGTAGATATTCATACTCGTCTTTTTGCTTTTGTTCGCCTTTTACAGTTAGTACATTTTCCTTATATTCAATGTCCAATTCACTTTCACTAAAACCAGCCACGGCCAATTGAATAGCATAATGATTGTCATCAATGCGAACAATGTTGTGTGGAGGATAATTTTCAGCTTTGCTGTTTGCAAAAGTACGACCTAGTTCATTGAACAATCTGTCAAATCCTACGGCGTGACGGTGCAAGGTTGGTAAATCAAAAGTGCTAATTGTATATGTTGTCATAATACATTCTCCTTTCTATAAGCAAGTTATGACATATATGAGAGTAGACCCAGTTGGCATCTACCCTACATATTCTTTACTTCTTTTCTGTAAATTCTGCATCTACAACTGTGTCATCGGCTTTGTGCTGGTCCGACTCGGCAGTAGTCTGCTGTTTTACTTCATTGATTGCATTAGAGGCAACAAATAATTCAGACAAACTAGTTGTAATGGCTTCCTTATCTGTGCCTGCTACAGCTTGTTCTAGTTTAGCGACAGCTTCGTTAATTTTAGTGGTCTGATCCTCAGACAGTTTGCCTTCTACTTCCTTTAGATCAGTGCGAACCTTGTGGATTACAGAATCCGCTTGGTTACGAACTTCAATTAATTCACGTTGCTTTCGATCAGCATCTGCATTAGCTTCAGCATCGCGAATCATTTCCTCAATCTGTTCTTTGCTTAGGCCACTATCAGATTTAATAGTAATCTTATTTTCTTTACCAGTCTTTTTATCCTTGGCACTTACTTTAAGAATACCGTTAGCATCAACATCTAATACAACTTCAATTTGTGGCATACCCCTTGGTGCAGGATCGATACCTTCTAAATTAAACTCACCTAGTAGTTTATTATGTTGTACAAGTTCACGTTCCCCTTGATAGACTTTGATAGTAACTGCAGGCTGATTATCCTCAGCTGTGCTGAACACCTGACTGTTTTTAGTTGGTATTGTTGTGTTCTTTTGTATTAGTTTTGTCATCACTCCGCCCATGGTTTCAATACCTAGGCTTAGTGGGGTCACATCAAGTAGTAGAACGTCTTTACGATCACCACCTAGAACAGCGCCTTGTACTGCTGCTCCGGCCGCTACTGCTTCATCTGGATTGACATCTCTACGTGGCGCTCGACCGAACAGTTGCTCAACTGCCTCTTGTACCTTGGGCATACGAGTTTGCCCACCAACAAGGATGACCTCGTCGATGTCTGCGGCAGTAACTCCTGCATCCTTCATAGCTTGACGGCAAGGTTCAATTGAACGCTGAATTAGATCTTCTACTAGGCTTTCGAACTTGGCTCTAGTAATTTTGATATTAAGATGTTTAGGCCCTGTAGCATCAGCAGTGATGTAAGGCAAGTTAACATCTGTTTGTGTGTTATTGGACAGTTCAATCTTGGTGCGTTCAGCTGCTTCTTTTAACCGCTGAAGTGCCATTACATCTTTAGCTAGATCTACACCACTCTCTTTCTTGAACTCAGTGATTAGATAATCCATTATTCTTTGGTCAAAGTCTTCACCTCCTAGGAATGTATCCCCATTGGTGCTAAGTACTTCGAATTGTTTATCACCATCCACATTAGCGATGTCAATAATAGATATATCAAAGGTGCCGCCACCAAGATCATAAACAGCAATTTTACGATCCGCTTTTTCATTTTTGTCTACTCCATAAGCCAAGGCCGCTGCGGTCGGCTCATTGATAATACGCAGAACTTCTAGGCCTGCAATTGCACCTGCATCTTTAGTTGCTTGACGCTGGCTGTCATTAAAGTAAGCAGGCACTGTAATTACTGCTCGGGTAACTTCGTGCCCAAGATAGTCTTCCGCTGTCTTTTTCATTTTGCGAAGAACTTCGGCCGAGATTTGCGGAGGTGCCAATTCCCGGTCGTTAGCACTTACCCAAGCATCACCGTTTGAACTTTCAATGATTTTATAAGGCATCAAGTCAATATCTTTTTGAACTGCCTGTTCTTTGAACTTACGACCAATCAGTCGTTTACTAGCATAGATAGTATTTTTGGGATTGGTTACAGCTTGGCGTTTGGCACTAGCTCCGACAAGAATTTCGTCTGAGGTGTAGGCAACAATGCTAGGTGTAGTTCTAGCACCTTCTGAATTTTCAATTACTTTAGGGGTTCCGTTTTCGACTACTGCTACGCAGCTATTGGTGGTACCAAGATCAATACCAATGATTGTGCTCATATTATTCTCCTTTAATAAGCAAGTTAATTAAAATAGACCCTTATGGCGTCCTAAATTATTTATCAATTAAATAGTATATACTTTATTTAGAAGGAAATCAATGGATTTTGAACAAAATATTGTGTTTCAAGTTTTGAAAAATTTCAATAAAAATATTCATTACGAAAGTCAATTGTTGCAACAAGATACTGTACTTGATATACCAGAAAATTCTGAACTTGTTATTTTAAATCACAGTTTTGCAACCAATTCTACTGTTCAACAATACGAATTATTAAAACAAAAAGTTGGTAACAAAGATTTTGTTTTGTTAACAAGCAACTATTATTATTGGGAAAACAAGCACCCAAACATTATATATTTTCCCTACTACTATTTTTATTTTTTAAGTTTACCTTTTTGTAAGTATGATATACAAAAAAATAGACAGTACCCTATGATGTGTTTTAATCTAAGTCCTTGGTATCATAGAGCTGTAAACTTAATAGAAATGAGCAAACGAAGTTGGTTTAAAAAGTGTAAAATAAGCTTTCATTGGGTCTATGCTTATAAAGACTACAACACAACCAATATTGGTATTGACACACTGTCTCGATTGAATCAAGAACAAAAGTCTACATTAGCAAATTTTCAATTTCCAATTTTAGCTGAAGATGATGCTTGGCATTTTTTTAGCAGGTACTATGTTTCTAACCAAAGTAAATTGTATGAAAACACCTACATAAATTACATTACAGAAAACGGAGTTGGACAGGAAATTATTACTGAAAAAACATGGAAGCCAATTTTTTCTGGACAATTGTTTTATATTTTAGGATCAATCAATATTATTAAACATTTAAGAGATATAGGAATTGATGTGTTTGATGATTATATCAATCACAGCTACGACAGTGAAAATAATTTAGATAAAAAAATTGACCTAATTTTGAACGATCTAGATAGATTAATGCAAATGGATTTAGACAAGGTTTGGCAGGACACTTACACCCGTAGATTAAAAAATTTTGATCTTGTACACAGTGAAGATTTTAAAAATCTGTTAGCCAACGATCTTGTTAAAAAAGTTTCTTAGGTAGTTGCTCGTCGGCCAGTTTTTTCTTCCAACGACGTTTGGCTGCTGCTTTGGCCTTTTTCCTACGTGTAGTAGGTTTTTCGTAAGTTTCGCGTTCACGCAAATCTTGTAGTAGCCCGGATTCAGCTACTTTCTTTTTGAATTTACGTAAAGCTTTTTCAACATTATCATTAGTGACAATGACTAAATTTCCGTTTACTTTTGACTTTTCGTTCATAGAATTATTTATCGTCCTTGACGTGTGCTATAAAATAGTGTAAAGGATCATCTAATTTTCTAGGGTTTTCTAGAAAATTTCTTGGGCCATAATAAAATGTGTTTTCTTTTAAACACAAATGATTGTAGTTTGCTGTTTTTGAATTTACAATAACAGCATCACTGGTATTGGCAGCTTGTTCCAACCAAACCAAATTGTCCATGTTTGGTGTGTATACATATACATTAAATGGTTTACTGCTATATTGACAAAATTTTATTACAGCGTCAACTTCAGACTGCTCAGGATCTACTAACGTCACAGAATGTAAATTATTTTGTACAATATCCGGTGGAGTAATTAGATTACTATCCATTTTTACTCTTTAATATCTCTTCAATTTGTTGTTCGACTTGTGCTTGTTCGGCATCACTTAGGTCTTCAATTTCATATTCTCCAGCTTCTAATTTTTCAATTAGATGCTGTATATACGCTTGATTGTAAGTATAGCTGTCTGTGGTATTTTTGTCAACTTCAATCCACTTTTGGCCGTTCCATTTGTACAGTCTGTCTGGCAGATAATCCGTCCTAATAAACATATCACCTTTCATCGGGCTGTCTGGAAAACGTTCGCCAAACCCACATTGACTAGCTGCTTCTAACTTGTCATTATCTGCAGTTATGGCCATACTAGGATACAATTTGTTAAAGGCATCTAGGTTATAAACTTTGCCTTTGTAACGCACTGCATAGTCAGCACCGCGTCTAATAGGAGTGTTAAATTCATCTATGGGAGGTGGCGACTCTGCCGGCGGTTCCGTTGTCGCAGTGGTTGTGGAACCTATTTGTTCTTCCTCTACAGATGTTTTAATTTGTTCAATTTGCTCGTCAGTCAATGCGCCATCATCTGCCTCGTATTTGAGTTTTTTATCGTGCTCATCAATCACACGCTGTGCCCACATTTCCTCATTTTCCAAAATAGGAATATCTAAATCTGGTTCTGGTTTAGGTATTTCTGCAATCACCGCATTCGCTTGTTCAGCACGTTGCTGTTCATCTAACACATCTGCTGCTTGTGCTGCAAATTGAGCTCGAGCAAA